ATCGTCTGTAGCGATTTGCAGTAAAAGATTCCATGCGTCTTAGAGCCAAGCGTAAATGCTCCACCAGTAGATTCCAATTCGGCAAGTTCTGCTCTTGCGTACTTGATCTCATTCTCTAGTTCCTCTATGTCATATTGCATCTTCTTGAAAGATGAGCTGTTCTTTCTACCGCCAGTAGCAAGGAATCTTTCCTGTGCGGATTCCAGTGAACTGAGTTTCTGTGTAGCTCTGTCAATCTGAGCCTGAATCTCTCTGTATTCCTCTGTTGGAATCTTCTGTTCACCATATTCAGCTATTTTCTTCTTAAGGTTTGAAACCTTCTGTTCCTGTGCAGCATATTCTTGATTCAGCTTGGAGAATGAGTCTGCTTGTTTGTTGAGTGCTGTTCTAGCTTTGGAACCCATATCCTCGACCGAGTTCGCCATTCTTCTGACAGCTGCTTCAACTTCTCTGCTTCCGGCTTTCATGCCGTCAGCGTTAATCTCTGTATCAATTATGATATAGCCGTCGGCTTGTGCCATTTCTAATCCTTTCCACCGCTAATTATCTGCGGTCAGCGAATATCTCTAACGATATCCGGTTATTTATTCAATCCGAAGAGTTCTCGGAGTTCAGCTTTCTCTTCGTCACTTCTCTCTGTACTCTTCTGATGCAAGTCTACGATAGACTTATTATTTTTGTAGTATTCCTGTTCCCACTTCTCTAACTTCTTACCTTTTCTCTTCTTGTCACGGATGCTGACTACTGTTGAAAATGTGCTTTCTCCAATCTCCATATAGAGTCCGAAGAATGTCCACCAGTGCATATAGTCTACAGAACGTACATCACCGTTATTGACCTTATTCACAGCCGGTATTATGATAGGTGCATCCTGTTCCCAGTCCATTGTTCTAGGTCTAGGCTTGCCATCATTCTTGATACCGCAATCAATGAACTCACACGCTTTCTGACAGGCTTCTTGCCAGTCCTTTGGTGGCATGGAATCAAAGTCAACATAGAGGATTTTAAGCATTGTGAGTGCTTTCTCCTGTTGTTTCTCTTCTTCTGTCATGCCAGGTTCGAAGAGGTCCGGATCATTCATAGCAGAAAGAATATCCAATACTACTCTAAAATCGGAGCGTATCGAATATTCTTTTCCATTAACTTCTAATGATGTGGGAAGTTTCCACGGATCCATCAGTTGTGGTACTTCGCCACATACTTATTCATGCGACTCTGTACCTTCTTTGTACGGATGTTCATCTCACGCTCAATCACTTTTGCGATAGAGGACAGGACGTTCTCCATGTACAGTTCCCCATTTGCCAGTGGTGAGAATGCTCCGAGAATTGAGAAGAATGTCTCTTTCGCATCTTCTCCGACAAGGTAAGAGATTTTCTCCATGATGTCATCCTCTGCTTTTCTCATATCCGCATCGCTTGGATTCTCCGGCAGCTGATAGGAATTGTAGTACTCAACTACTTCCTCATATCTCTTCACGATGTTTGTGTCTGTAGGTCTGAACTCGAACTTGCCGAGAACCTTTCCTCTTTTGTTCTCAATCGTGTAGACCTTGCTACCATCATCTACTACAATCTTGTTTGCCATTGGTTTTGCTATTTTATTGCTCATTGTATCGTCCTTTCTCGCCTATTCTAATCCGAATACTTCTTTATGTTCTTCATCGTATACCGAAAGCTCTTCAGTTCAAGCAGCTACGATTTCGCCCTCTGCGAATACTGGTTTGCCTGATTTCAGAGATTCAGCTGTTACATAGCCTTTTGTTCTCGCTCCATCATCCGTGATGTCAAACGGAATGTTGACACCGGCTGTGTCTCCACCATAGCTCTGTGGCTTAACCATTACTTCCTGTACATAAGCAAGATGCTTTGTGGCTGCTGTATCTTCCACAATTACTTCGAGCATAAGAGTCTTGCAAGCTGCTCCTTTCAGACGGTCAAATGCAATCTCTTTAATCTTCGGATACAGTTTTGATGTTGGATCCGCATAGAATGGATCTGCTGATATGGAAGGTGTATATCCATTGTCAGTTGTCACAGTTTTTCCGAGAATGTTCTTCTTCTGTTCTGTGTCTGGATTCAGTTCTACAGACATTTCCTCAATATCATCACCAAGAACTTCCCACTCTGCCGTTGCCGGTGCTTTTTTAAACGATGCATCAAGATAATGCATCAACGCTTCACGCTCTAATTTCATGTTTGTTATCCTCCGTTATTTCTTGTAGAATATGTTTCTGTATTTCAAGGAGATGCTGATTGCCCAATCTTGGACATTACCATCACTCACATTATCTAAGTGAGCCGGTGTAAGCCTTATGATCTCCTCTATTTTTCTCTCTTCTGTAAGCACTGGATATTCTTCCAGCCTCTTCTGTTCTCCATTAATGACCACGGTCTGCTGTTCAAGCCACTTTCCAAGAGTGTCAAGGAATTCTTTGATACTGGCCTTAATCTTTGGAGAGTCGATTGAAGACCGGTAGATCACATAAAAAGGATAGTTGCACAACTGGTCTACTTTGCCAGTTACACTCTTCTTTTCCAGTGCAATCACCGCTCCTGTCACTGGATAGAAGGCAATACCGCCATCTTCATCTAGTGTGGAGAATCTTATCTTTTCGTCTTCCTCTAATCCTGGAAAACTATTGAGAAGAGAAACGAGTGCATCAGTTACAGCTTCGTAACCGTCTACATCGTACTTGACCGGTTTCTTACTTTCCTCCGGCACGTTTCTTCACTCCTTTCGCCCAAGACTTCACATATTGTTCCTTTGCAGCATCAAACCAATGGTCTGTTGCGCGTGGATGCGCTGTCTTGTCAAACACAAGGTCTCTGTCCGTGACCACTTTCTTTGCTCCGGCCCTTGCCCACGGTGAGCCTGTGACAGGATCTACCATAACTTTTCCTTCATAGAGGAATCTTCCGTAAGGTGGAGCACCGGCAATCACTTGACCGCTTCCTTGCATGGACCTGCTCATAATCGCAGACACGTTTCTCATGTTACCGTCACGAAACGGCATATACTTTTCCATGTCCGTAAACACTTGACCGTCTAGCCAGTATTGTGCTTCCTGGAACTGCTTTTCAAATCGGTTCAAGCTGACATTTACTTTGATATCACCTTTTACGATTGAGAAGCTAGGAAAATGAAATGTCTTGCTTGCCATATTACTTTCCCCCAATCTCAAAATGAGGAATCAGTGTGTAAGAACCTACGCTTGTGATTAGGAACACATTGTCCATCTTCTTATTCAAATAATCGTAGAATCCTTTGTTTGTGCGTGACGTATAGTCTTCATCGGCAATTACCATTTCCGGATATTCACCTTCCAAGAAGATGTCACCTGTTGAGAATGTGATTGAACCCTCTTTATTTACCGCAGACTTCCACACTTTCGGAGTGAGATAGGAAAGATTGCACACCACCCTTTCTCCCTCACGTACCTTAAACGGTACATGAAGATTAGCTGTATCAGCCGTATCCAAGCCAGTTTTGGCAACATTGGCTGCCTTATCCGTAATAAGTGTGACTCCGGATATAACATGAGGATACCAATATATGGCATCATTCTTGTCAGTGTATTTGTTGAATACAGTCACAGTCTTGTCATACATCGGTATCCCCTCCTAATAGAATTCTTTTCCACATTCTTTGCACTTCCACACATGATGAGTCTTGTACTCATGGTCCCCGACCTCATCAAGGAAAGTTGAAGAATATGTTAATTTTTCGTGTCGGCATGTTAACCGCTTAAGCCATCTAAATACCAGCATAGAGTAGGCACACTCCTTTCTTATCCGCAACACCTTGCAGATACTCAGAAGCCACCTGTCGAATCAGAATAGCTTCCACTTTCTTATCCATTGACGCTCGTGCATAGATGCTGTCGGATGCTCCGCTAGTCCCAGTTGCAAAGCTGATACTTTCAGCACCTGATGTAATGGACGATACTTGCTTCTTACTCACTGTACCATCAGCGTGTTTAATCACACCTACAGTGTCCAGTGATGCTTTTCTGATTGAGTCGATCTGATACAGAACTTCTGCAATCTCACAGACAGCTTTCTGAACCTTTGCATTAGATTTCTTGTCTTCCGGAAGACCATCTTCTAATCTACCAAAGGTGATTCTGTCCAAACGTTCGCTTGCTCGTTCTGCATACTTAGAAAACTCTTCCTCTGTCACGGCATCTCCAAAATATTTAGTTGTATAGAACTGATAATCTGTGTATGCCATGTCTGATCTCCTTACTCTTCTTTGCTTGCTGCCTTTTTCGGCTTTCGCTGTGGCTTGTCATTTACTTCTTCATACTTCTGTGGATTGCTTTTCATACTGGCAATACTCTCGGCATTACCAGTAGAAAGGTACAATCCTGTCTCTTTATCCAGGAATTTCATTCTTATCAACCACCAATTTTCTTATTCTTGAAAATAAGGTCCGGTGTTACAGACTTAGTTCCGAAGTGATAGAACAGCTCGATTCCGTAAGCGTTTGACAGCGGAATTTTCTCAGCGTTGTATGGATCTGCCATTACTGGCTGTGCTACTGCACCATCAACCATAACAAGTGCTTTCACATCCTGTGGAAGATGTACACATGAGTATGTCTTAACACCGTGGAATGCATAGAACTCTTCGTCTGCTGCACCTACACCAGGTACTGTTACCTTATCAAGATATGTTCTAATTTTTCCGTAGTAGTCCGGATCCAGCACCATGTGCATCATTGCTCTCGGTACACCGTCTACGTAATCATTCTTTGTGGTCTCGCACTGCTGAATCATCTTCTCTGCAATCTCTTCGATCGCTGTGATTCCTGTCAGATCTACTTCTGTAGCATCTGTTCCAGCAACCTCGAAGAACTTAGTATCAAGCTCAGCTGCCATTCTAAGAGCATGGTTTGCTGTTCTCTTAGCAATAAGTCCTTCAACTCCAAGAAGAGATACATCTTTCTGCTCTACTTCTTCTACGATCTCTTTGTCCTGATCAATCGGAATCGTTACCGATTTACCTTTTACACCATCACCTTTGGCTGCTGTTCTAGCTGTTCCGTAGTCCTTTGGTGTAGCATTCGCAAATCTCTTTGCTTCTACTGTTCCGGCATGTGGATCACCGGAAAGTTCTGTGTTTTTCATCTTTCCGGAAATTGTAAGTTTCTGTACGTTCTCGATAACTTTTCCATATTCCTCAGCAAGGAACATCTTTCCAGTAGTGTCGAGAAGTGTGTTTAATGACGTAATTCTTGTATCTGCCATGTTCGTATCTCCTTTAACTGTTTAAGGTCAACGATTATCTCTGATTGATAACCGTACTATTGCATGACTACCATACTGTCGGTGGTGTGTACACTGGAGTCTTATTGCCTCCTCCACCTTTGTTTGTAGGTGTTGTGAAAGTCGGCACATTCGGAGCATCTGTCGGTGCAAATGCATCTTTCTGTGACTCTCTCAGCTCTGTCATGTAATCATCGAGTCCGAGAATTTTTTCACCTTCACGTTTCAGCCCTTTTTCTTTGATCATGCTGATAATTCCTGTCTTAGCAAACTCAGATGTAAATTTCTCACCTGCCAGTGCTTTCACAAGAGCATCGTTGAAGTCTCTCTCTTCGATCTTTGCAGCATAATTTTTTTCGCTTTCTGCAAGCTTTGTTTTCCACTCATTTTCGGCTGATTCAGCTTTAACTTTCCACTCATCACGTTCCTTTGTGATAGCGTCAAAGTCTTTGCCTTCAAAACCTTCAAGAGTAGACTTGGCTGTGTCATACTGTGTTTGAATGTTGTCTCTTTCCTGTGTGACTGTATCAAGCTTTCTTCCCTGTTTCTCAAACTCGGCAAGAGTCTTGTAATTCTCATTCACACCGGTTTCGATTGTTTTCTTCTGCTCATCTGTAATCTCGAGACCAGCATCGGAAAGAATCTGAATAATGTTTTTCATGTTTCATATCCTCCTCAACGTATTTTATTAACCGTTTCGTCCACGGTAGGGATTCAGACAGAAAACCTCTGTCAGGGTAATCGTGGTTGAGGGAGTCGAACCCTCATAACCATTACCACGCAAGAACAGATGCTATAGAAAGGCAGATTCACATCTGTCCCCAGCTCCATTAGGAGCAAAGCCTACCGAGATGTGCGATATCTCTTAACAGGATTCCCCTAGTAGGCTATCTTTCAAAAAAGGAGGTGCAAAAATACGATATATTCTTCACCCAATACCCATTATGAATGTTTTTGATTACTTCGTTGTACCCATCTTTAACTCTTTTTCGCACTTTCGTATCTTCTTGCAGCAGCTGCACTCTTCATAGCTTGCTTTCTGTCCCACTGTGCGACTTTCAATCGTTCTGCATACTCTCTCAAGTCATTCTCTTCACAAAATGCACTGTACCGCTTGTTCTGAAGCTTCAGTGTGTGAGCCTTGCGGTCTAGCATATTCTGTAGTTCAAACCTTGCCTTATCATCCTTACAGTTATCCACAGCGGTCTGTAAGTTCTGTATCTTCCGCTTGGTGTCACGGATCCTACGCTCCTGTGCTCTCTGTTTCTTCTGCAATTCCTCAACCTTATGGTTGTCAGCAAAGTTAATCTTCTTGTCATCATAAGGATTGTTCACTCCATCTCCACTTCCGAAAGAGTGTCGGCAGTTCCATCCGCAGAGTCCTTCACCAGTTCCGAAGCCTGTGGTCTTAACGAAGTCCGGGAATTTCTTATCTTTTCCACTCCGTGAGTAGAATCGTCCTTGCCACCATAAGTGATTACCTGGATTCATTCCACCATTACCGGTACGTGCTCCTAAGTGAGCAGACACAAGAACGGTATCCCAGTTCATTTCTTCCATTCTCTTCATGGAGATATCGGCAGCAGCTTGTCCGACTCCTGTCCTCACGATCATCATCGTTGCAGACTCAATGCTCATCTTATAGCCAGTAGGATAGCTGACCTTAAGGCCTACATCAGTGATACTGTTAATCACATCTCTGACCGCTTGTGTGTACGATACCGCACCGGTAGATACAAGATGGTAGGCATTGTCCATCTGATTAATAAACATCCGCTGTGAGTCTTGCGCTGTGGTCCGGCAGAAGTTGGTCCATTCACCGGATGTAGCAAGATAATCTCTTTCGAGGATCCTAAGCATGGTCGGAGATTGTAGAAGAGGAGTCGGAGATAGTCCGGCTGCAAGATACACAGCATCATCCCACTTCAACGAAGTGATACCGGCATCCATGAAGGCATCCTTAATCTCTTTCTTCTGTAACCTTGTCTTGTCTGCTATTTCCTTCTGGATATCCTCTAGCAGTTCACCAGACTCTTGAAGCACTTGTATCTGCCATCGGTCTGTCTGTGTCAGCAGATAGTCCTCACCTCTGCCGAGTCTCTTCATGATTCTCTCGATAATCATGTCCATAATAGTACGATGAAGGGACGAAGATATCTCCTCCGCCCCTTCTGTTATTCTTTGTAAGTATTCAGGTGTTAGCATTATTCCTCACCATCTTTATCATTTTTATCATCCTTTGTAATGATTGCAAAAAGCAAAATTGTTACGAAAATGACAAGAATATTCATAGTTGATACCGCCATATTGTCACCGCCTTGTTTATTCTTCAGTATAACAAGTGTTTGCCAGTTTCCTTTTACCATCAAGTTTCCATCCGGCATCTGTAGTAATTGTCTCAAACCTTAAAATTCCAAGAACTTCCTGCCCTGTTGTTTCAATATGTGCAATTGTTTTTTGTATCATTCCGCAAACACCCAATCTTCTGCAAGCATATCCGCCTGAGAAGCCAACCATCCCATCTGTACTCCTGATGTTCCTACAAATGCAATAGCCATGTTTCCAATAGCATCATGTTCACAGTTTACAATCTCTTCATCTGCTGTCTTGTAAGAAATACCAGTAGCGATCTGAATGTACTGCTTCTTACCATTCCAACCTTTACGTGCCACCTTGCGCCCTTTTTTCAGATATGTAATAGCGTCACCAAATGAAAATACTGCTTTGTCACAGAGTATCGGACAATTTTCTTCGTTTGCAATCATCCAGTCCTCTCTTAGCATATCATCAAAAACTCTCCCGACTCTCTCGTCTTTAATATCAGTTTCATTTTCTTCGCCTTCAGCAATCAACGGCTTACTATGCGTCATAACCGTCTCTTTTTCCTCATCCCAGTACCAATAATAAGATAACCAACCAGGAAGTCTCACCTTTGCTCCACGTTTCATTGCTTTTAATGCTTCTTTAAATGTCATCGTTCATTTCTCCCTTCATTTCATCATTAGAACCATCTATGTTTCTTCTCTTCTTTCATATTTCCGTTCTAGTTCAAGTTCGTATTTTTCAATTTCATAATCGATATTCCCAATTACGTTGTTCTTTTTCTTGTATTCACCAATAACGTGATTTACGAAATAATTGAATTCTTCTCGATTCTGCTCTTCCGCATTATCGTACAGTTCATCACCACAAAGCGGTAAGCAATTTTCTCCGGTTACTACGGACAGTAGCAAGATTCCATATTTTTCTTCCGGCAAGTATCTTTCCTTATGCTCATGCACATGCTTAACAATTATATCTCCCGTCTTAGATACTCCGATTGGTAATGCAGTAAAGCATGTCGTATAACTGCCTAGAATCCTTATCCGAAACATCACGTACTGCGTAATCGAAGTGATTATTGTTCTTTTTTCTTCCTTGTAACGTGGGAATATCGGCATTGTAAACATCTTACAGTCTCCTTTCTTTCTGCTTCTACAACGCACCTACACTCTTAAATGCTTCCTCTATCTTTGGATACTGGATAGCAAACCAGTCCACTATTGTTTCCTCGTGTCCAAACTGTTTGTAATGTTCAAAGTTCGGTCCTAATCCGCTTTCGTAAAGAAAAGCATGTATGATTTCGTGACGCAACTGCTTCTTCATCAAACAGTCGAAATCACCTAACTTGTTCACGTTATCAGTTCTCAATTTGATGATTTTAGATGTATAGTCGCAGTATCCGTCATATTCTGCATCTTTCATCTCTTCACGGATAATTTTATATTCAGTTCCTAATACGTTTACTTTTTCCATTGCTACTCCTCTCTTAAAAACGAAATAGGAGGGTTCGAACCTCCATCTCCACCACCAGAATCACTCCCAGTGGAAAGAATCAGCTTATCCAATATCTCGAACAAGCCTATCTCATCACCGTTGCATCTCGGCATGACTGAAAAATCACTCTTCACCGAGGTAATCATATTTGAAAATTGCCGTATAAGGAGTCGAACCTTAATCTTTCACTTGGGTAGGGTAGAATGAACGCTTTACCGTTAAGCTATACGGCTTCCAACTACACTGTAGTAAGGAAAAATTTGTTATGAAAAAGATCTCTCTCCGAGTTCCGGAGAAAGCTATCGTTCGGATTCGAACCGAAAACCTGTTGATTCGTAATCAACTGCTCTATCCATTTGAGCTATGATAGCTTAAGCATCGAGCGTGAACCAAGAAAAACCGCTCGATGCATTATTTTAGGTGTTCCCGGGGAGATGACAAGAAACCGGGAATAGGCCTGTCCCGGTTATGCTCCGGGTCTGCGTCCTACTAAGGAACAAGCCTTAACCGCCATCTGACGGTTAGTAGCAATATTTATAGTGCTGTACGTTGCACTGTGGGGAGTGTAAGGCAAAGGGAATTGCCTTGATATTATAGTATCAGAGTACAAGAAAAACCTTGTGCCCATCTTTTTTACTCATCTGTGAACTTGTCAAAGAGTGTTTCACCTTTTTCACTGGCTTCTTCGACCATAGCTTTCGCATCAGCTTCAACCATTCCTTCGAATTTCACGAAATATCTCCATGCCGGTACTTTTCCCTGTACTACATAGTTCCACCAACGTGCACGATCATCTTCAAGGTTGTACACAAGGTCCTCAAACTCACAAGCTGTCTGATATCCGGAAGCCGGAATTGTTCCGTTCGCTGTTCCAGTAGCGTAGAGAATGTATAAGATTCTGTGGATAACTCCATCATGGTTCTTTCCATCAAGGATTGTACGGAATGATTCGATTGTATGCAGCGTTCTTCTATCGTCTGATTCCACTTGTGTTGCTGTCTGAATTCCTCTAGTCTCGTCAAATGAGAAGTAACCATTTGAAAATCCGCACTTGTATCCGATGATGGACAGATAGAAGTTGATGGCAGCAGTTCTTTCAGCTACTAATATTGTCGGTACATGTTCTTGTATCATGCTGTCTGCATCAATTCCCATCTCAAGTCCTTTCACGAATCTAGGAAGCTTGATGCCATTCTGCTGTGCGTACTGGATAGTAGTCTGTGACACGAATGTGATGTGTTGGCTATCTTCCTGTTCATCACCCATCTTGTTCATAGCTACATCAAGCCATCTTAACTCTTCGATACACTCAGAGAATGCCGGTACTGTAAGTGGAGATTCCTTGTCGATCGTGTTCGCATAAGGATTTCTCCAGTAGACGAACAGCGGATATTCCAATCCTCTAACATCTACTTCCGGAAGAATGTCTTTCCATTCGTCTACCTTATCCAGTGATATCTCTGATCCGATGCGGTCTTTGTTTTCGCTCTTGAATGCTTTCGATGAAATCTTATAGACTCTTTCACTACCTACATCTTCGAACCTGTGGTACTCCGCTTTCGTGTAGTACTTATTTCCTCTCTTGATGTATGAGAAGAACACAGCTGCAAGTACATCACCGTTAGTGTTGGTGTCTGTGATGATGAAATAATCCGGATCCAGGAACTCAATTCCTTGTCCGTCTGTCTTAATCATCATTCCGCATGTAGCACAGCTCTCTTCCTGTTTCTCCTGTAACGCGTTCAACACTTCATCAAATTTCTTCTTGAGCGCATCGTTACCATCAATCTCAACATTGACATTGAACAGTGTAAGGTTTGCAATCTCCCGGCAAATGACATTAGAGAACCTTGTCGGTTTGATTGTTCCGTCCATGCACCATGTCGGCAGTCCTGATCTCATACCCTTATACAAATCTAAGGCAGTCTGCATATCAGAAGAGCGACTTACCTCAATTCCAAATATATCTCTTACTTCGTTTACTCCAAACATTCTATTAAATACCGCCTTAATCTTTTGCATTAGTCCCATTAATATTTCCACCTTAACCGCCTACGCAAGAATGTGTAGACATAATATCTCGTATCATCCATCGCATGATCATTCTCTTTAATGACTGTATCGTTGTTCTTTTCCTCATCCCAACAGTACAGACCAAACTCATTGATACAGCTTGTACAATCCTTGTATATCTTTAGGAGTCCTTTGTTGAGCATCGTTGTGACCACTCGGATTCCGTCCAGTACATCATTGTCGGCTTTCTTCACGGTGTATTCTCCGTACTTCTTGATTACCTCAATGAACGATGCTGCCGATGGATCTATGATGATACAGGATACCTTTCTGTCTCCGATCAGTTCTTTCAGCATCTTGTAATAGGCTTCATCATCTACACGCTTGCCGGCTTCTCTACTGTTGTAATACAATTCTGCTTCACGCTGCGAATATTTCCCATCGAATGCCCACAGACCGGCTGAGAATGGATTAACTGTACCGTAGTCGATTGACACGATATATTCCAGTGCGCCACTCATGTGTTCATCGGTAACATGCTTTTCCTCATCGAACATTGAATAGACAAGTCCTTCAGCCACGCACCACAATCCTAAGATATAACGCTTGAAGAACACACCTACATACATACTTCGGTATCGTTCTTTGATCTTCTCAGAGAGCGATAGGTTGTCATCCATCGTAAAATGCAGATAAATGATGTGCTTCTCTTCACACTTGTCTATCCAGTTGACCTTAAACCAGTGCCGAGGGTTGTCCGGGTTGCAGTTGAACCAGAACTTAGAACCGGTAACAGAGCAACGTCCTGTAGCCTGGTTGACGAATGACTCCGGCATCAGAGCGACCTCATCGAAGAACATACCGGCAAGAGTGATACCCTGGATCAAGTCCTGTGACCTTTCATCCTTACCACCGAAGATGTAGAAGAAGTTCTGTGTATCTCCCTTGCTGACCACAATCAGATTGTCTGATCTATGGTCCACAACTTGATATCCTCGGCTTTTCAGCATCAATTTCAACCAAAACAATACGTTTCTTCGGAATGATCCGATTGTCTTTCCAGCCATACCGAAGTTCTGTTGGTTGAAACTTTCCATTGCCCACAGCACGTAGGACAGTGACATGCACAGTGTCTTACCACTTCGGATTGCTCCGTCTGCTATAATTCCATCTTTGTCCTTTACCGGACTGCTAGGGCACCACCATGTCAGCACCTGTTTCTGCTTTCTTGAGAAAGGCTTGAACTCAAATCCTTGTTTCTTAGCTTTCTCTTTCATGGCAGCAGCGCGTTTCATGATTCCTTGCCGGACGGAAGCTAATCTCTCCTCAAAGTTATTCATCATCTGTCCACACCTCACTCGCTGTGGAATTCAGTGCATCCATGAAGTTGTCTTTTGCATCTTCATCAGATCCATTGTCTTTGAACTGTGCTTCCAGTTTTGCAAGCTCAAGGTTCATCTTCCTATCGTCAACGTTACGTTTCAGAAGTTCCTGTGCTGCTTTGGTTCGTTCAGACAATGATGCATCTAGGTCGAACTGATCCTTGATTTTCCCTCGCATGACATCAGTTAGATACTTCATGATTTCCTCAATATCTGCTATGTCTTTACTTGCGATTTGCTCCTGTCTAGCGTTGATATAGTCCAAAATATGAGGAACTTTGAGGTTATCAGCTCCAGTTCTATATGCTGTCTTTTCACTATATCCGGCATTCTTTGCTGCCTGTGTTGCGTTCCCCAGTTTCAGGTACTCATCACAGAACTTTTTCTGCTTAGGTGTTAGCTTATCCTTAGGCACATTTAACCACCACCCTTTTCTTTACTGTCTCTTTTCTCCCTGTGTTCCATTTGACACTTAATCATCTGTAGTACATTCGTCCTCTCTGTATGTATCCCATGTCCTTGACGGAATAGTTCACACTGCAAGATGTTCCCACAGTGCGTGCATTCATCTGTTATTTCTCTGTTGGCAATCCTCATGGTTTCACCTCATCCCATATATCTTTCAGACAATTCACTATCTCAAGCTGTGATGTTGTTCTGATCAGTTCCAGATCTTTCTCTTTCCATTCTCCATGCCTGTCTCTTCCTAGTACCGGAGTAGATAGGATGTAGATGTTGATGAGCCTGTTCTGCTCAGCTGAATAGAATTGTCTCTGACTGTACTTGATGATTAAGCCAGTCTGTAATATTGCCCTTTGTAGCTTCTTGGATATTCCGTTGAGATTCACCTTTCTGTTCCTCCAAAATAAAAAGATTCCATGCATGATACAATGTCTCTTATACCATTGTAACTGAATGAAATCTTTTCGTTGTACCCATATTTATGAAAAAAGAAGCATCATGTCATATGATGCTTCTTCAGCAGTCAACCGGAATTGAACCGATGCCTTGTCTGTCAACCTGTTCTGCCAGCCTAAACTATCTTCTGCTAAGATAATCATACCACACTTTCTTTACTCTGTCTTCCATCTTCTTCTCTTTTGGAGATAATCCTGTTGCCTTCTTAGGTCCATCATCTTCATTGTGATAATATCCATGATGTACATGAGGATCCATGCCAGCATGAACATGTCCAAAATTAATTTCTTTTACATGTTTATTTTTATTGTCAAAATACACAATTTTTATCAAATCATTTCCCCCGACAAGCGCATACACTCTTCCTCTTGTCATTGTCTCTTGAAGACTTTCTCCATGCCTTGAGTTTGATTCTACAAACTTTATATTTCCAGATACAAGGGGTTTTCCATTTGTGTCTATAATTGCATGAAATTGCGATCCATACTTATGGTGCTTATCACTTATTCCGCTAGAACTACCTCTACCGCCCACGTATTCTCCTTCTCTTCTTTTCAGCATCCAGCCTATTACTTTTTCTTTCCACTTCCATTCCACCATGCAAAGAAATTCTCTGTCCGTCTCTTTCTAGCTCTATCATAAGTGGTAGTAGTCCTACTTGGATCATAATACGAATCTGTGTTTCCTTTTTCAGGTAGTTTGGAATATTCATGCATCTTGTCCGCAATCTTATTTTTTGCTGTTAGCATATTTTTATATTCTCTTGCGAGTTTCTGATTTTTGTACAATGCATCTGCGCTTCCAAGTTTTGCAATCTGCCTTTTTAACTCATTAACACGGTCAGTATAATAATGACTAACACGTGTAGCTTCTTTCACTCCGTCAATCTTATTGATAAAGTCAAGCTGACCACTCTGTGCAGCTCTTTCAAGTTTACTGTCTTTCTTTACCGTTCCACCTCCTCGTAACGCATCACTTTTCTTTACTGCATTATAAAATATTTTTGCGCCCATTTTGGAGACTGGCTCGCCCCCAATGGAACTCACACTTCCTCTACCAACCATTTGTTCGCTATATTCCTTTCTTCTGTGCTAGTGACCTTTCATACCCTTTTTCGGTTTAGGACCTGCTTTATACCACTGTTCATTCAAAAACTTATCCGCCTTTTTTCTGTCTTCTTTTCTTTTGGACTCTCGTTCTTTCTGCTGACTAGCATTGTATGTTGTTACATCATACCCTTGTTTCTTTGCATTTTTAATCAGCTGGCTTGCCGACATATTAACAGCATCTCCTGTTTCCCTATATGCCTTCCCGTTTCTTACAACAAAATGTGATCTGCTTCCACCGCCCATATCAATGTCAAATCCAGCAACACCACCACCGATTCCACTACTTGATCCTCTACCGCCCATTTTTCTTCCTTTCCGTCAGTGATTCTCCAAACGATTTAATCTTTACTATGTTGCCCTGACATTCATCCGGTATCGTTCCGTAAAAGATGATTGTTTCCGGCTGAAGCCTTGACATCATTTCATTGTATCCCTCAAGAAACAGTTTCTTTCTCTCTTTGTTATTCATTACACCGACGCTGGATACTGCAGCAGCTCCACCAACCGGTTCACCATCAAAACACCAGGAAAATGATTCCTTATCACTCCAACTGATTGTAGGTATCACATCAATCCCGTTCATCTGCATATAAGCACCAATCCAGTGCTTTCTAAAATGGTTATACAACTGTAATGCTTTAGGAAAATCTGTATACGTGCTAAAGTCCGGACTCATTACACACTTGAAGTCCTGTAACATGTTGATGTAGGTATCAGGCTGCGTCCATAATCTGTTAAACTGGTAATCGTCAATAAAGAAATGGATTCCATGATCTGCTCTATCCTTACAGCTTTTCGCATAGTTGAATGATAGGAATTCGCATGGATTGTATGATGTAGGCTCTATCTGTGGTATTCCATATTCGCCAACACCATTGAATAGCATCTTCTGTTGATTTTCGTAGTTCTGTGTACTTCTATACATAGAAAAATCCTCACATTCTACATAGTCTTTATAACTATTGTAGATTATGAGGATTTTTTTGTTGTACCCATATTTAACTTTTTAAATTATTGGTCTTCCCAGTAATGTCATTAATCTGTTGTACTCTTCAATCACCTTTCGTCTGTATCCCTGAAAATCTTTCCGCTGCATAGGGATGTACTCCCTCTTGCAGATGTTGTCATATCCAAGCCCTGTTGTCAGATTGATGAAGAGGAAATTTGCTATCTCCGGCTTTACGTTCTGACAGCTTTGAAGAAGAAGGACTTGCTCATATCCAGTGGCTTTCCGGCAGTAGTCAATTATCTTCTTCCCTTGCTCATGAGTGATGCCGTAATCACTCAGATATGTTTCTCTTACGCTCAATGGTATCCACCTCCCACGCATGCTTTTATATCTATCCCAATTCTCATCAGTCATTCATTCGGATCTTCTTGCAAATAATCACCTTGTATCCTTATCAGCTTCCTTGCCTGATATGCCGGACGGTTAAACTCTTCGCTTGCTTTCTTGTCTACCGGTCTTTCTGCCATTCCACCATAATGCTGTTGCAGATTCGCCTTGATCTCTGCCGGGCATCTTCTTGTCTCTGTACTTCTTTTCACTGTTCATCACTCCAATCCAATCTCTGACCGCAACCGCTACAATATTTTCCATAAGGCTTGTCTATTCCTCTAACTGAAACCCTATCCTAATCTTCTCCACTTACAATGTCTTGTGTACATCCAAATCACTTGTCCTCTTTCTTCGTGGACAACTAAAATATCACCTATATGTCTCTTTCTCCGTCTTCTGTTGCTCCATGCACATTCCGGGAAATTATTCTTCCTCGGTCTGTATCTTCCGAAAGCTCCATGATGCCACACGTTAATTTTTCTATTATCCATCATAATCTTCTCCTATACCCAACCCCAAAGAAACGCAAGCGCAATCACAATTGCATGAAATAATTTCCATAATACCCACGCAAGTTCACTTTTTTCGTTCCGGCGATTATTAATCAGCCACATCCATATCGCACTATAACCGATTATCCCAACCACAATGCTTGCGATTCTTAATCCCAGCTTAATCTGTTCCATGCACATTCTCCTCTTCTAACAGTTTAGGATTGTCAAATATGTTGCCTACAACTTCTGCATCAACTAACTTGATCCAATATCCCAAGTCTTTTCTAAAATCATGTTTTTCGTCCCAGTCCACATAGAATCCGACATGGCTCGTTGATGTGCTATCAAAACAACTCTGATATTCTCCGAATTTTACCGGCGCATAAACTTCTCCAAAATGGTATTTAATTATATCTCCTTCCCATATTTTCTTTCCACTCTTGTCGGTTAATCCTGTATACTGGCAAATGGTATCTTCATCAACAAGAAATTCACCATCAAGGCTTTTATCGTAGATATAATTCTCATCACTAAGATAGCCATGCACCCATGTTCCATTAAGATGCTCGTTACTATCCATTGTATGAATATGTTTCGCTCTGAAAAGCATTTCTCTATTCATAATTCTCAACCACCTCCAACTTCTTCAAGTCCTCGATTAACCATATCTCTTCATTGCCTTCCCATTTGACCATTGGAAAGTCTACATCAAAACGGCGATTTAAACTAAACCAATTAGTAAGACCGTCTTTATATGTAAATAAAGTACCATCTTTATCTCTTACGATGTATTTGAATTCTTCTTTAAGATATTCCAAAAATGCTCTATCCTTTTTGCTTATCACTATCACTGGCTTTTCGATGTACTCTGACTCTGCCCACTCTCTTCTTGCCTTGTCACAGTCTTCCATCTCCAAAAACAAACAAGCTGCACATGGAGCGTCACAGCAATCCGCAACTTCATTCGTATTTTTATCAACCCTAAAATCGTGTCCTTTGCAAGCAATCTCCACAATCTCTTTTGAATATTTTTCTTTATTTTTCATCTCTTCCACCTCGTTTTACAATGTCGATAGCGCACGCCATTCCTCTTGCATACCCTTTTGTTTCATCAAATTGCAACATATTTTCTGTTGTACATCTACGCTTTTCTTCATCAGCAAGTTCTAATTCTTTATTTAGTTGTTCAACAACCTTTTCCACATCGTAAGCTGTCGGCGCATGATTCAGCATATTAACTACATCCTGCTCCGAAAAAGCAAGTTCTCCCGGATGCCGTAAACGTCCAGCATCTATAAATTCTATCAGCGCATCTGCATCGATTAATCTTCTCATCTACGGACACCTACTTTCTAACATATCTGCTTTAATTAATTCATACACCACATCTAATGCCGTTCTCATATCTCTGTATCTACAATTAGCTTTTGCATGTATTCTAGGGTCATTTTCATCCCAATTGTTTATGCAAAAACACACATCACTGACAAATAGCATTTTTGAACCTCTTGCAATACAAAGATAGTAGCACTCTAATTCTTTCGGAATCCCTTTACATCTTTTGAATCCAAATTTCTTGAATTCACTAGCTTTCACTTTTGGTCTTAGCATCAATCTCACTCCAATCAAATTTACAACCACATTCGCCACAATAGTTGTTTCTGCTCTCTGCATCCGACATTACCTCTTTATCGCATAAAGGGCATACATAGTCGATATCTCCGTTCAGTACATCTAAGATAATCGGCTTTACTTGAATGCGCTTTTGGCTTTGCAGTGCAATAGCAATTTTCGCAAGTTCGATAGCATCAAGCCATTCTCCACATTTTTCTTTTTCCTCAAACTCCGCTAACTTCTCCATAGCTTCTGACAGCTTATTCTTGTCCTTAATCACTGCTTTTCCACAGTGGTATGTTGTTAATCTCTCTTTCATTCCTTCACCTCTTCCAGCAAGCCATTCACAACCAACTCACACTCAATCTCGGTTGCAGTCCGCTTGTCGCTGAATTTACAGTTTGGATTCTTGTGGATCCTTGCATCTTTGATCGGCCATTCAGATTCAGTAAAATGCTTACTGTCCACAAACATCACTCTGTGTCCGTTCTTCACGCAGAGATAGTAACTCTCTGCGCTTTTCGGAAGTCCTCGGCAAGGCTTGAATCCGAATCTTACAAACTCACTTGCCTTTACTACTGGTTTTAGTCTCATTTCTATTCCCTCTTTCTTCTTGCCATGACCATGTGCTTTCCTTTTCAGCCAACAGTTATAACCGCCGGATTTGCAACGCCGTCACCGTCATATCCATAATCTTTGTTGTGCCATTTTCTTAGACATTCTCCGTATTCCCAGTATTTAGAAAGAATACTGACAGCTGCCCCGTACATAAATCCTGTGATTCCCTCTTTATCCGCTTCATAGCTCAGCTGCTTTGCATTATCAACAATAACTTTCATTTCGTCTTCTTCTGATGCTTCTATCTTCTCTTCCATCATTCCAGCCCATCTATTCAGCTTTATCTTCAAGTGCCATCTCACTGAACCTCTTCAAAACATCAGGGATATTCATTCTCTCGATCGTTTCTTTCGCAAGATTTTCTTTTAATTTCTGTTCCAGTGACTTCACAAGACTTTCTTCCACTTCTCTTTTTGCAGTAGCAATCATATTTTCTACTTTTGTACCAAGTTCTTTTTCAAGATATTGCCATGTGAGTAGTTCAGCCATAGATAATTCTCGCTCACTCGAATAGGTGGTAGTATTTCCGTGTTTGTCATACCTTTTTTCCTTAGAAAATGCTTCAAATCTCTTTCCAACATATTCAGACAATGGAATGTATTTTACATCATTGCTCCATGAACCTGTTCTTGTCGGCATCATGATATTTGCAATCTTTTCTTGCGATACGGTCTCGACAAATTTGTCTACAGTATCTTGAATCGTTCCTTCTGCTTCAAGAATCTTATCTGCAATAGCCTTATCCACTCTCTGTACTGCTTCATCTGTTGCTTTCCTAAGAAGTGCATCTTTCACACCACTTACAACCTGTTCTTTGATTTCTTCATCAATTGTGTATCCACTTTCCTCGTCTACCCAGTCCAGTTCTACTTCGATATTAAACTTTGCCATTATGTTTCGTTCCTTTCTTCTTAAAAAAGCGTAAAAAAATACCAACCACCGAATATTGATGGTTGGTAGATATTACATCTCTAATAAGTTTGACAAACCCTCAAGAACTTTAATTATCCTCAAACAATTCACTAATTTTATGTTTTTTCTTACAAGTATATTTTTCTCCCAGCGAATCTAGCACTAATATTTTAAATTTCGAACTCTTATTTGGTATCTTTCCATCAGTAATTTGATAAAGAATACTTTTAAATTCTGCCATTTCATAGTAAAAATTCTTGAATTTTTCTTGTTCTAATTGATATGGTAATCTAACATTTTCTGTACGTTCATATTTCCAATTATCAATTATAATTGACGTCTTATCAAATTCAACACAAATACTCTGTATAGTAATCGGCCGAACTCCTCTGTTTTTAACTGATACACAATATAGATCTACTAATTCATTCTTATCTATGCAATTACAAATTTTGTATACATCCACATCAATTCTTTTTTTTAGCGGCTGCTTATATTGTTTTATTGCCACAATCAATGCAATTGCCGTAATAAAAGACCCTAATGTCGATCCTATCGCTCCAAATGCTGACCAAAATAAATTCCAATCCATAAAACTCTCCTGCAATTTTTTATAAATTATACCACTCCAACCATCAATATTCAATTGTCAAGGTACTCTCATGATTTTTCTCCACGTTTTCAAATATCTAAAGCACAATGCATACATCTTTTGCTCCCAGTCGCACCGAGATAAAAGCTCGTCAAAATCCTTTTCCGGCATGAACTTTATCCCGTAATGCAATCTGGATATGAATTTATATAATTCTTCAAACATTGCTACTCCTTGTATTTATCCATAATCTCCATAATTGCTTTCATGTGTTCCGCTACTTCCGGCAAATCTTCATCACTGATTCTTCCGATGCGATCATTTCTTTTCAATTCGGTTAACTCAAATATTCCGTTTTTAATAGAACAAAATGCCTTAGCAAGAAAAGTTTCTTTCTCAGCTTCACTATCGCACTCATAAAATACTTCTTTTTTGTCATGCTCTCCAAACTTATCCGTAAAGAACTTGGTTCGCTTTGGAGTGATTCTTGTAATTTGTGCCGGAAAAATCAGTTCATGCCGGAATGATGAACCCCATCCGTAACTCACTTTTCTTGCAATCCCGACCCAATCTCCAACTTTCAATGTGTCTTTGTCTATCTCTTTTAATTCAATATTCATTTCTTACCACCTACGCAAATCTTTCATTTCAGCATTACCTCCAGGAAGTCTTCAATGCTCATCTGCGACTCTTTTTCAACTTTCAGCATTTCATTCTTAGCTCTTGCATAGAAGTTTCGGTCAATTTCAAAACCGAATGCACTTCTACCGAGATTTCTCGCTGCTCGCAACGTACTTCCAGAACCGCAGCATGGGTCAATAACCACATCTCCAGGATCAGTAAATGTCTGAATCAGTTGTTCCAGCAATTTCACTGGTTTCTGAGCCGGATGAATTTTAGGTATCTCTTTTCCATCTTTCTCCCACTTAAACCAGTTGAACACCATATGCCCTGTACCTCGAATCGTTTTTCCGTTTTCATCAAACTGTGCGCCATTTCTAAATTTCGGTAATTTGCCCCGGTATAATACCAAAGCGTATTCCGTAGCACCTACAACACGCATATTCGCTTTCAATACCTGTGGACTGTAATTTTTTACAAACACAAGCGGTATGTAATTCACAAAGCCATGTTTCTTAGCTGCATTGATCAGTGTGCTTAACTGTTCAAAGCTGCAAAATACAATCATGCACGGAGCATCAGAACTTCTGCCACGCTTACCAGCTTTCTTAGGTTCTTTCTTTAACATCTTTGAGCAGAAATGGAAATACTCATACAAATTAAAATTAAAATCGGAATTGAATGCTGCTTTCTTTGCGAGTTTGCTTTCACCGTTTTTATTTTCTCCACCTCTGTACCACATAGGATTACTGCCATAAAAGTTATTACCGACATTGTACGGCACGTCGGCTATGATTAGCTGCGCTGGTGGGATTGCATATCTCTTGTAATTCTGCATGGAATCTCGAAAGATTTCACATTTTATTTTCTTCTGTTTCATTTTCTTCTGTTTCATTTTCTTCTCGGAGCAAAGGATCCTTTCACGCTGGCCAGCAAATCTCCTGCTCCTTTCGTTTTTATTTTCTTACAACCCTAAATTTCTTTATTTTTTCGTGCATCGGTTCTTCATTTTCGTGATAATTTCCAGTCACATTACAAACCATATTCTCCATGTCTACCCAATTAATTTGGATAATGGTTATTTCGATTTCTTTTCCCGGATTATCAATAATCAGCTTCTCACCCTGTTTAATGAGCGTATTCTCTGCATCAGATTTCATCTCAAACGAAAATGTAGTCCGCATCATTTTTCCTCTTGGTTCTTTGTCATAATAGAGACAATTCCGCTTATGCTCCCAACAATCGCCACCTTGTGAATAATGCTTTTTACATGTAAGGCATTCTGATTCCATCATTTCACCTCATTCGCAAGTTGGAATCCCATTCTCGCCACATTCTTCAAGTTGTCTTTAATCAATGCTTTGTTTGGATTTCTGTGTGTATCAAGAAACTTCCACAACTCTTGCCTTTCAGTCGGTTCATTGGCAATGTAATCAGCCATGTAATCATACTCAGCTTTTGCGACTTTCAAACACTGAATCATGTAATCTATCTTGTCTCCAATATTCATGACTTACTCCTTTACCGCATATCTGCTTTCGCATATTGCAAAAAACTTTCCGTCATGCTCTTCGCAATATCTTTTCAGCACTTCCTCGCAAGAATCATGATTGTCAATTTCCTCTTCGTGAACAATCGTTCTTTTTTCGTCTATTACAAGGCAACAGGTTTTCTTCACAACTTCAATTTCTTTCTTTTCATGGTCTTTCTTGTACTGTTTGAGGACTTCGATATATCGTTCAGGATGTTTTACCGCTAATTCATTACAGGTAATACCCGTGCCATTGTTATAGGCACTCAGCTTGCAATGACTGCAACTCCTTCCCTCACACATTTCGCCTCTAAGTATAATTGCTTCTTCTGCTGTCAGTTCTTCCTCTACTGGCTCAAGCATTTCGTCTGTCCAATTATAATTATCCTCTTTGATGTAATAGTATCTATCGTCTACGACATTGGATATTGTCACGATTTTTCCCATCTGTTTTTTCATCGCATCAGTGAACCGTTGGCAACCATAACCCATTCGTTCTTTCAAGTCTCTCCTAACTCTTACTTTATCTCCAACTTTGTATTTCATTGCTTGCCTCTCTTTCTCAGCCTTTCTAGTAGCTTCTTTCTCTTCCGCTTCTTACTTTTCCATTTTTTGATAAACTCAAGCTGAGCATCATCCTCTACTTCTTGTCTGTTCATTCCTTCTCTTATCTCTCTAACCTTTGTATAGATTCGGAATCGGCATCCATGCTGTAACTCTGTACAGTGAGCATCCACCGTGTCCGTTTGAGTATTTATCCCACTCTAGATATCCATACTGTCTGTCAAGCCAGTGCTTCTCTGCGTCCTCGTCAAACACTTGGATGTAACACCCTACACTGTACTCTCTGTATCCGTTACCGTTCGTTGACTCAAGTGTGAGTAGTACATCTCTTTCATCTTCCGGAAGTCTTTCTGTCACTGGTATCCAGCCATGTGCTTTGTCAGCATTGTCAATCTTGCACATCTTCTCGATGTACTTTCTGACAGTCTCTGTTGTGAGTAGGATGCCTTCATCCTTCCGGTCCGGATTCAGTTCATCTACCATTGTGTTCTTCAATTCTTCCTCGGCTTCATTCAGCCACGAAAGAAACGTTTCTGCATCAATCGTTTTTCCCATCTCTTCTCCTTTCGCTTTTTGCAATATATTCTCCGTAGCTCATACCATGCTGCTTTGCTTCAGCTGCGACTCTTACTAATTCGCTTCGATACTTCGGTTCTTTTGCGCCTTTTACTTTCTTCGGTTTGGCTTGCTTTCGTTTCATTGCCAGTTCCTTTTTCTGTTCAGGACTCAAGGCTCTGTATCTCGCCTTTCCTCTCTCACAACACTGTCTTCGGCTTCTTTCTTCTCCGCAAGCCTTGCTACAGCACTTCTTCCGGTTGCCGACTATCTCAAATTCTTTTCCACAGACTGAGCATACCGCCCAGCCTTTATTTGCTTCTGCCATTCTTAATCACCTTCCTAGCAACTTACTTTCCAGATCATCCATGTCGTAATGTCTTCTCTCAAAGTTGTTATTGTTCTTCGTTGCTGGTTTCTTATCGTGCCGTTCATCATACTTTCCTTCAAGCACCTTCACAAAATTATTCGGATTGATGAACCAATTGAAGTTCAGTGAGAATCTCGCATCTGTCTTTCCCTGAAGGAAGTCACTCTGTTTGACCTTATCAACAGCTTGTATCACTTTTTCTTCTCCGAATTGCTCAAGTAAGGCAATCAGTGAAATACATCTCTTAGAACCCGGGTTGATGCGGTAAATCATTGTGATTCCGTAAGGCTCTAGCTGATTCCATGCATCGATGATGGATTGAATGCTATGCTGCTTTATAGATACGTTAGTATCTATATATTCTTTCTTTCTTCCTTTCTTCCCTTCTTCTATTGTTGTCACTTGCTTGTCACTTGCTTGTCGGTTGCTTGTCACTTGCTTGTCACTTTGCGTGTCACTCGATTGATACGAACAGTAATTATTTACCGTAAATACGCTGAATTTGTTATATTTTTTGCTTGTCACTTCGCCTGTCGATTCTAGGTGCTTTATTGCTGTTCTTATCTCTCTAACTGAAAGGTTAGTTTCTTCAGATAATTTGGCTAAAGAAGATACGAATGACCCCCTTTTTATCTCAATTCCTAAGAAAAATCCGTCCTTCCAGTTCGCTTTTAAAAGCATGTGTATGAACAATCTGGAAGTGTTTTTGTCTTTGTACCACCCCCACTCGAGAAGTGACCGATTAATCTTTATGTAATCGCCTTTCATATAATTTCATCCAATCTTCCATTGTCATTGTGACCAGCCAATCCTTGTGATTCTTCCGATGCATTACCGTAGGCATTTCGCCCTCTCTCGCATCGTTTATGGACTGTTCCACAGCTTCATAGATGTTAAGCTTCTCTACCCTCTTGCACTCAATATGGATGCCAGGAAGACCAACTACATCTGCATCTCCATTGGATCCGCAGAACTGCTGTCCTCTTCGGCAATCATATCCATGTGTTTTAAGCAGATTTGCTAATTCTCTTTCTCCTTCTTTCCCTTTTCGGTTCGAGTTCATCTGTGTCTACCTCCATGTTGCAGTTCTTGGCTGTTCGCCTTGCTGTTTTTAATGCCCAGCCGATACTTTTCAGCCGGCTTTCTTCTTGTCTGATGTACTTCATCAGCATCATTCTTTCTTCTAAGATGTTCATGTCTGGTATGAAGTACCCTCTTCCATCTTGCATGTTGAGAATTGGTATATCTCGTCTTGCATAATGGATCATGTCTCTAATTGTTCTATCATCTATTCCGGTCAGATCAGACAGCTCAGCTCTTGTGATGCCATTGTCATGACCTACACGGATGTAATCTAGTATGTTAATAGTTTCCATCGGTCTCCTCTCTCTCCCCGGACAAAGCCGAGGAGATGAATCATCATGGCTCTGATTAAGGATTGTGACATACTGTTTCAGTCAGCCATTAGGAGTTTATATATTAACCTTATCCGCTAGGTTAATACCGGTTATAGCCAAGACTTTCCGAACACCTCTCTGAACTCTTCTCTGCTGCCTATATGCTCTTCAAAATATCTCTGAGCCATCTGCTTGAGTTCCAAGTCCAGTCCGTGGTTCGGATTGTCATGTACGCTCCCCTTTTGGAATTCATGGAGATACGGTGCAAGGGGAATCACAAATCCGTATCTCTCAGATATCTTTCTTCTACTACCGCAAAAGATATGGTGTATGTGTGGATAAGGATATCCAGTGAAGTAACAGTGGTCCATATCATCAGTGAACACACTTTTCAATCGTTTAGCCAATGTCCACACCATACTTTTCTTTCAGAATTCTCTTTTCATCTGGTGTAGCAATCTCTCTTTCAGATATTCCAGCTTCTTTGCAACTTGTAATCAGTCCGTCAATTAATCTTGCCATCTCCGCGCTATCATAAGTATGAGATCCTCTCAGAAGCTTATAGGTCCGATATGTAATCCCATCATTTCCTTCTCTTATCTGGGAAGTTGGTTGTAAGTGATAATCCGTGGCATTCCTGACTTTTCTTTCAGCTTCTTCCGTATCTGGGATTGTCATATATACCGCTTTTCCTTCGAATATCTCTGGCTGACCATACCGGCACAACATTAGATTATGTGCTTCTGGATTTGACAGGCTTATTGCTTTTGCAAACTTACCGAGCAGCACCCAGTAGTAGGCATTCGCATCCAGACTCCTTTTCCTTCTGTATCGCTTGATTTCAAGGCTTAACTTCTCACAGTCTTTCAATTCCTCATATGCCTGTGTAAAGTCTTCCTGTGGCTCAAATAGAATGGTCATCCGCCGTGTAGCAAAGTCAATAATTGGCTCTTTTAACTTTCCGGTGAACTTCATTTATACACTACAACTCTCCTTCAACTCTTTTACGTGATCAAAAGCATTCTTATACTGGCTAATCGTCAGCGCTTCTATTTTCTGCACTTTATACAATACAAGTACTTTACTTTCATCAATTCCATTTTCAGTAAACAAACTCCGAAGAGAATTAATATGATTTTGATTAATCTTTATATTGCTGCTTGTACTCTTCCCATCTTTCTGATCAGACTTGTCTTGATTCTTCTGCTTTTCATATTCATCAGAATCAGGATCTTTCACATCATCCAAAAGAAACAAACCATTCAATGCGTATTTTCTTGCATAGCTGGATACTGATCCAGTAATCTGCGCTTCATCCATTCCTTTCTTTTCCTCTGATTCTCTCGCATAAGCAGTTACAGAAATCTCCTCATCTGATTCGCAATCAACCAAAGTTGCTGTGGCTTTTATATACACCTTCCCAACAACTTCCACAATTTCGTCTTTCAGCGTCAGAAAGACCTTTAAATCCTTTTCATATTTCTTGAATTCAGCAAGAATCGTCTCCGCATTTCGATAATAGAATTTACCAAATTTGTTATATTGATCTTTTGGGACTTTCATATCCTGCTGCAGTTTGGATAACTTTTCTCCAATCTTCATCAAACATCCTTCCTTTCAAAGTAAACACCAAAGCTTGTCATTGCCTGTTCAATATCTTTAAGTTCCTCTTCTGTAGCAACAACGGTGTAAATTACCTTCTTAGACTCTTCGCTGCTCAAGAATCTTGCCTGTTCCTCATCTACTTCTTTCAGCTTTTCAACAGTCTCTTTCTCCGCTTTTCTCTTGATTTCCTCTTCTTCGAGAATTCTTCTACGTTCTTCAAGACGGATGCGTTCTCTTTCAGCTTCCAATTCTCTTTCTCTTCTGACAGCTTCTTCTGCTTCTTTTCTCTTAAGGATCTCTGCTTTCTGAATTTCGTAATCACTAAGGTACTTAATTGCTGATGCCAGATTGTTGTTTTCCATATAGAAGTTGAGAGCAGTTTCTTCTTTTTCTGATCTCATGGCTTTGATAGCATTGATATCAGCATTTGTAGTTGCAACTCTGCTAGTAAGTTCTTCTCTAATGTCTTTCATTTTCGTACCGGCATTCGTCCACTTACTTCCGTAGATTCTTTCCAGTGGAATGTAATCTTGCAATTCTTCCGGAACAATCTCTTCATAAGCAATCTGGATCTCTTCTCTACGCTCTTTAATGCGCTTTTCCTCAAACTCTTTAACCTTGCTGTCAATTAACGTGATCGGCTCATCGATCAGTTCGATAAGTTCCTTCACCTTAGCTTCGAACTCATCATAAGGCTTCATATATTCTTTCTTTACTTCAATTCTTCTCTCGTTTACTGCTGCCTTTTTCTTTCTCAGCTCTGCGAGGTCTTTCTTCGCATCCTTTTTTGTATCTTCCGTAAACTCTTTACTTTTATATTTCTCAAGTTCCTGTGACACCTGGTTCTTAAATTCATCAAAGTTAGCTGTGATTTCTCCAATACTCTGTACCACATTAAATTTCAGTTCGTTCATCTTTCATTTCCTCCGCATTGTAATTGCCTGCAAGTCTCTTATGCATCTTATGTTGTGTGATTCCCAATTCATCAAAGGACAGTTCCTCATGCTCCCAAACTGAAGGCTCTTCGTGCTTAACCGGAAGTCCAATAATTGCTTTCACTGTGTCCAGCTTGATATATCCGTTTTCTTCATTGCTGATGTAAGCTTTGAGCGTTTCCATTCGTGCATCTGTTTTGCACAGCTCTTCAAATTTTGAAACGCTTACTTCAAGTGTTTTTTCTAACAACATTGCTTTCTCCTTTCACAGTGGCAGTTCTTGTACTAATTGCAGAACAAGTGTGCTAATTGCAAGAAGTTTTTCGTCAACGTCTCTATCTCCATGCACGTACCGTTCTATGTTTGCGAAAATGTATGCTGATGCTTTCATAATCAAATCTTCGTCTTTGGCACCATTCATGCCACAAAACTCTGATGCAAATATTGGAATGATTGCGTTCAGCTTATCCAAAGTTATGGTAAAATTATCTTTTTTCATTGCTTTCTCCTTTTTAAATTGTTATTATTAAGTTGGTTTTTTACCCGAGTGCCTGAAGGTTGCCACCTTTATCACGGCACTCTTTTTTAATATCCGAAGATAACCCATGTTGCGATTCCTAAGACAACTACCAATCCCATCGCAACTACTGTCGTAACCGCTGACGTTGTTTCTTCTCTGTCATCATGCTCAATTCTTCTTGGCTGTCTCTTGGTATTAACTATCTGGATTGCTCTTCTTTGGATGTCAATCATATCGATCTGATTCATTTTTCTCACCTTCTTTCTTGTAAGATATACACGGATAACCTCTGCTTCTCTCTATGCAGTGTTTCCTTTTTCTACAATTGCGACAGTTCATATTCTTCTCTGCCTTCCATTTTTCTTACTAACACCATTGCTTCTACCGGATCATATTCAGGCACATACTTTTTCGTAGCACCTTCGAGATGTTTGAAGAACCGGTTGTAATCTGCGTAGACCGCTTTATCAATGTATCTGTCAATAATCGCATCTTTTGGATACCGACCTAGCTTGATCTGATTCATGATTCCGTATTTCCGATTCTTAACAGTTCCCATTGATTGACCGTAAGCTTCTTTAAAGTAAGATGTCTTTGCGTATCTGTTCACTGGCTTTCGTTCTTCTTTGACAGCTTCAGCAATCAGAGGAAGCAATTCTTGGATACGTTCCAGTTCTGCAACGGCTTGTGCTTTTGTCATCTGCATCACTTCCTTCTCCCCAAATCTTTGTTACTGTTTGTACTTATTACGATGAATCTTCTTTCGGATTCTCAATACCTTATTAATTGAATCAAAGAATGTTGTTCCGAGGCTTCTTGCCATTGGTAAAAACTCTTTTCTTTGCAAATCATCAAAACTTAGGTATATAAGCAAAAGTTTTTTGTGATCTTCGTAATTTTTGTGGTTCTTATTCATAACTATTGCATCTTGCTCTGGTATGTAAGAAAATGTCCATCTTCGTACCCCCCCTCTAGCACATTCATATATCATTGGTGATCCGCAATGGATAAGTTGAAGCTCCATCTTTTATCCCCCCTCTTACAAGCTTATCTGCGCATTGCAGTCCTGAATCATAATCCTTGTATTTGTGCATGGCTGCCAATTCTTCACATAGTTGACAGCTTCATCGAATTTCCTCTTCGGCACGTTATTGCGAGCATTTACATTGAAGTAATGCTTCAAATCCCTGTTACACTCAGCAAAAACTTTTTTACTGATTTCCTTGTATGCATTACTTTCTTTTCCTCCAAGTGCATCAATAACTGCTTTGCTAACTGCATCACCAAGTGTCATCTGCTGACCATAATCCAGTGTCATGTTCTGCTCCAGGTCTGTAATCCTGTCCTCATGATCGTCAATCATGCCTAATTGAATACGCATTATTTCTACTGGACTCATTGGTTTCTGATAAGAACCGGTCTTTCTAATTGTCGGAAGCACTTCTGATGTAACCCAGTGCTTGAATCTCTTAGCGGATTCCAACTTACTCCCAAAGATTAAAGCGTATAAGCCGGATTCGTTGATAAGTGCTGTCTGAGTTTTTACCACATTCCCATTTTGGGAATCTGCTTCAAGGACTTTTAAAATCCTATCTTCTTCTCCAACATGAGTCGAAACAGCTTTACTTGCGTTGGAATATCCAAGTGCTTCTGCCACATCTTTTCCTACAAAATAAATTTCATTATTAAGTTGCACTGTTCGGATATCACCGAACTCTTCTGAATTAAAAATCTGTAAGTTATTCATATTCTTCCTTTCTTCTCTCCTTTTTTATCTCCATATGATATAATATGTTTAAATCACGTAGGAGGTTGTTACCATGTTTGAAGCTTTAAAAAATTTGATCGCAAATGATATTGTTGCTCTCATTGCTCTTGTTGCTTTAGTTTCTCCACCGATTACCGCTATCATAGACAATCTTTTTAAACTGATTGCGAAGCATCTTGATTTCAAAAGAAACGTTTATGACAACGAGTTCAATCACAAAAGAGATCTATTTGAAAATTTCCTATCTTATACCGGACAACTTCATCTTGACTCTGATCGATATATCAATGGTTTAATGAAAGCTTACTTTGCTCTTAGTCCGTATGTTTCAAAAGAGGACTTTGTATACTTTCGTGAATATTGTAATTTGGTTCAAGAAAACAATCCTGATAAGAACCAAGAGCGTCTTACCTTTTTACTGAACGAGCATATTGTTCCTTGTATTAAGAAGGAGCTACGCCACTATAAACCATTAAGAAAATAATTAATTAATCGCAATCATCACCTGTCCGAATATGTAGCACACTATAACGGCATATACTAAATAGGCAATCGTTAATATAGCTCCTGTATGTCCTTCAAACGGGTCGAGTACATGATCCATTATCACTCCTGATATGTGCATTAATATAGCTCCTACTATAGCTGCCATCCACACAATCACTACCAACTTCTCTGGTGATGATAACTCATTCCATATCTGTGTAAGCATTTCCTTTCTCCTTTCTTTTTACTCTTCTTAAATGATAAGTGTCATCTGAACTTCCATTGCTTTTTCACTCCTTATCTTCTATACTTTAAATACAGGCACTGCCATGCCGAGTAATCACGAAAGGAGATTTTTATGACAAGAAATCAAGACTTAATTAACAAAACCGTTGAGATTACCGTAGCTAAACTCTCAAACTCCAACGCTTCTGCAAATAAAGATGGTGGAGCACGTATTGCTGAATTTATGCAGGAAATCTACAACAAATTAGTTGAACTTAGTGAGAATGAAAACTAGTTCAGTTTCGCTCTAGCAGACACCAGCTCTGCTAGAGCTTTTGTTAATTCTGTTAATTCTTGACTTTCATAAATAGATGAAACTTTTTCGATTTCTCTTTTTAAAAAGTCGCACACGCATTCTATTGCTGTATCTACTTTTTGTGCTACCATCATTTCTTCTCTCCTTTCTACTTTTCCTCTTTTGTTTCAAAAAGATAATCAAATTTAACCTTGAACAATTTGCACAGCTTTTTTGCTTCCAATGCTGTGAATTTTCCTGATTTCTTTTTGTTCTCATAAGAAACTCTTGACATACCTAATTTTTCAGCCATCTGTTGGTTTGTGAAATTGAATCTAGCCTGTTCTGCTTCTAAGTTCCTAAACAATTTTATTCTCCTTTCGCTTTATTGTTTGCGTTTTGCAAACCACAGTTATACTATAATTGCGTTCTGCAAATTTGTCAATACTTTTCTTTGCATTTTGTAAACTTTTTATTGACACTTTGCATTCACATATTTATAATCATATGTAACAGGAGGAATAACATTATGGGTGATAATTTTAATGAGAATTTAAAAGAAGCTAGGCTTAAATCCGGCATATCGCAGAAAGATTTGGCAGAAAATATCGGCGTAGCAAAATCGACATACTCTTTATATGAAAGTGGAAAAAGAGAACCTAATGTGGATACAATCAAAAAGATTGCTTCTTCTCTGAATGTATCTGCAGATACATTGCTCGGCATCGATAATGAACCAACAACTCTCGCAGCGCACTTCGAGGGTGACGAATACACTGAATCCGAGATGGAAGAAATTAGAAACTTTGCTGCATTTGTAAAAAATAAGAGAAGATAGTGTTTTTATTGTACACGTAGGAAGATATGCTGTAGTGGGAGGGATTCACATGAATAATTATGAAAGACTTGAAGATGAAGCCTGCAAGGACGGTGTAGAGATTGTATCGTGTGATTTTGAAAGTGATAGGATTCACGGATTGTATGCAGATGGTGTTATCGGAATGAGTTCAAAGCTCCGTACAACAATAGAAAGGACTTGTGTACTAGGTGAAGAACTTGGACATCACCACACAACTGTTGGAAATATCTGTGATATCTCAAAATCATGGAACAGGAAGCAGGAGCGTCAAGCTAGATTACATGGTTACAACCGTCTGATCGGACTCACCGGAATCATTAATGCATTTGAGTTTGGATGTCGAAACAGATATGAGATTGCAGAATATTTAGAAGTAACAGAGAAATACTTAGAAGAATGTATCAGCTGTTACAGAGATAAGTATGGAGTTTATACGACAGTGGATAACTATGTAATATACTTCATCCCATATCTTACGGTTATTAAAATGCTTTAAAATAAGGTGCGGACAATGGACTTACTAAATTCATTTCTAGATAAATTAAAATTAGAAAGTACAAAGAAATTGGAATTATCAAAAAAATATCAAGTTCTCTACTTCAAAAATGGACAGTTATGTAAAGTAACTCCTGAAGAGACAGAATATACCTACAATGCTAGGTTTATAAATTCAGATGGTAAATTGTATGATTTGCATGATATTAACGATATAGATAAACTTCCAATCCCGTCTTTTTTAAGTTTCAACGGATACGGAATAACTGGAAGTTTAGATTATTTCCTAAAGATGAAAGCAGGTCTTCTAAGAACCAATGGTCTTGTTAATGAGTCTGATCATCTTTACCGAAGACTCTACCTTTTTATGGCAGCTTCAAACAATTGGTTTTTAGAAGAAGATTATCTATGTTATTGCAAGGTATTGCTGCAGGAGCTGAGATTGGAAGAAGCTGAATCAGAAGAGCTAAAGATTAAAAGTTATCTCAAACAACATGGAATAGTAAAAGACTTGTCATTAGAAATTACTAATCTAACTATTAAGAATTGTAAAAAATACAATACGGATCTAGTACAGATGAGCGCTCATTGTTCATGCTGTGAGATATGCAACAAACTTCAAGGGCGAGTGTATAGCTTATCTGGTAACAGTAAAATTTTTCCAAAATTGCCTGAAGTGATTCTAAAAACCGGGAAAGTTCATGATGGATGCAGACATACCATTGCGCCTTTTTCCATCAAGTATAGTAACGCTATAAAAGATAAATTCGGAAATGATGTAGATGTGATTCAAGCAAGTACACGCCCGTATATTGATGATAGGACAGAAGAAGAAAAGAGAAACTATATTCTATATACAGAGGATAAAAAGAAACGAGACACTCAGATGCGTGATAGAAAAGAGTATTATCGTATTGTGTATGCTTTGCCGGATGATGCTCCAAAAAGCTTTTCTGCTTACCGCAGAATGAAGCGAACTGAAACAAAGAATTTCTTATTGCTTATGGAAAAAGCTAAAGAAGTCGGTATTGAAATAATATTAGATGATTAAAGATATAACTCCCGGAAGGGATTTATATAAAGCGTGTGGTGCGCTTAGCAAACAAGGCTCTATCACTAAAAGAAAGAGAGGGAAACACGAATGAAAAAGAAAGGTGGATGTTTAAAAACTGTATTAATTGTTATCGGCGTAATTATTATACTCGGTATCATAGGTTCTGTTATTGGTGGAAAGGATGACGGACCTAAAAAAGTAAACAGTGACACTTCTACTGACGCAACGCAAGATACTTCAAAGAATAAATCAGAGCCGGAACAGACTGTATTTAACGTTGGAGATACTGTGAATCTCAATGATGTTGAAATTACACTTGTGAACATCACCGAATCTGCTGGTGGGGAATATACTACCCCTGACGAAGGAAACGAGTTCTTAATCCTTGAGTTTGAGATTGCAAACAACTCATCAAAAGATATCAGCATCAGCTCCGTAATGAATTTTGAAGCCTATTGCGATGATTACTCACTAACACAAGATCTTATTGGACTTCAAGCCCCTGAAGCCAGTGGAAAGAATCAGCTTGATGGAAGTGTTGCTGCTGGAAAGAAGATGAACGGTGTGATTGCATATCAGGTACCTACAACTTTCTCGAAATTCGAGGTTAGCGTTGCTCCTGATTTCTGGTCATCAAAAGATATTCAGTTTGTTTACAGTAAATAGTTAATTTGTGGTGTTTGGAACAAGACTCATTTGCATGAATGAACCATGAATATAAAAGAATACGTTTATGACAACAAACTTTCTTCCTTAACCGATACAGAATTGAGAGCTTATGGAAGAGAACTACTGGAAAGACAATATGCCGGTGAAGAACTTACAGATGAGTTATATGCAGAGTTGAGAGATGTATGTAGCGAATTTGTAAACAGAGATAATTAAATAAAATAAAACCGCTCCTGTTGGCGCAGGAACGGTTGACACACCAAACTCCGAAGAGCGGTGCAGATTATATGAAGCAATAATATTGTATCATCTTCGGGGCAGTCATACAAGCAGAACTGTTGTTCTGTTGTAGGGCTGTTATTTTTGTACTCAAATATAGAAAGGAAGATGATTATGTGGATGGACAAATTACCGAGTGGCAAGTATAACTACATTGAACGTTATATTGATCCTATGACAGGGAAAAAGAAAAGGGTATCTATTGCTTTTGACAAGAACACAGCAAAAAATCGTAAAATGGCAGCAACCATACTCCAAGAACGCATTGACCAAGCATTAAGGACTGCTCAAGTGCAGAAAAAAGACATCACATTGAAAGAACTCGCAGAGCTGTACAATGCTGAACAGCTGAGGACAGTTAAGCAGTCTACGTACAACAGGAACTGCGGAGCGTGTAAGTCTATTGCAAAGATTCTCGGACCATCTACCATTGTATCGAAGTTAAATGCAGGATATATCAGAGAACGATTTCTTGCTACTGGCAGAGCTCCTGGAACGCTCAACGAATGGATGGTAAGGCTCAAGGCTCTGTTGAGATGGGGATACCGCAACGATTACATCGAAGATATCTCCTATCTCGACAAGATTGAACGGTTTAAAGATGTTTCTCACCGTAAGAAGATTGAAGACAAATTTCTTGAGTCCAGCGAAGTGGAATTGTTGCTAGATGAGATGAAAGTGAAAAAGTGGAAAGTGCTAACAGAATTCCTCGTCCTGTCTGGTCTCCGATTCGGCGAAGCAGCTGCGCTTGAGAAATCAGATGTTGATTTGAGAAAGCGTGTGATCCATGTCACGAAAACCTATGATGTCAACAATGACATCGTAACAACCCCAAAGACGGACTTTTCTATCAGAGATGTATATATTCAGGACGAGCTTGCAAAAGTCTGTAGAAAGGCACTGAGAACGGCTCAGAATGACAATGTGGTACAGTTTAGCAACCTATTGTTCACTGGTACAGTTCGTGAGCACATTGACCACTTTGCTTACAACAAATACCTCAAGGAGAATTCCATGAAGGCTATCGGCAGAAGCATCACGCCACACACGCTAAGACATACACACGCAAGTCTGCTAATGGAACAGGGAATTGATATCGACAGTATCTCAAAAAGACTTGGGCATAATGACAGCAAAGTTACAAAAGAAATTTATCTGCACGTCACACAGAAGTTAGAAAGCAAACGAAACGAGCAATTAAAAGCAATAAAAATTTTATAGTGAGCCCCATGAAAGCCCCATGAGAACAAAAAAGAACCCCACAAACCTCAGAATTCCTTGTAAATACTGGGGTTGTGGGGAAAGATTCAAAGCTGTCTAGGGGACTTGAACCCCCGACCTCCGCCTTACCA